TCCAGAATGGTTTGCAATCCTTTTCTCTGGAAATTAATTCCAGAAGCAACATCTTGGATAACTTTATAGTAAGCATATTCAGGTTTTCTGGATTGGAGGAACGCAAGTTGTCTAACAAGGTCGTCATGTTGTTTTTTGGAAGAGACTCGTACGTAAATAAAAGATTGTTTCGTATCTTTGGAAACTTGTATGCAAGTAGGAGTAGAACGACAGAACGTTTGCAAAGACTGTTTATGAAACATTCTTTGTCCTGCAGGAGATTTATAAGATTGTACTGTTTTATTATCAGCAAATTTACGTAACGTATTAGGGTGCAATCCAGTGAATTGCGCAGCAATTCGGATAGGGATGTACTCATTCTGCATCCAATACAGTAAATATAGATAATTATTTATATTGTTTATCAATATAAATAATAAAAAAATATAAAAAATTAATATTTGTGAATAATTAAAAGAACAGTTCGAGCCTTCGAATCCTAGTTTTGATTTTATTCAGTCTGAAAGCTATAAAGAAATGGTTTCTTCTGCTTATAAGGTAGTTCATAATTTAGAAAAATGGGACTTCCTAAAAGAATTTGATCCACAAGATACTGGATTTATGTTTTCCAGTAATCAAACGGCCATTACTATTATGAATCATGTTGATCAAGATTATCAAGGACATAGTGGAGGGACGATTGGATTGACTATGCGTGTTATTCAATATATTGCGATAAATGGCTATAATGAATATAAGAAAAAATATTTGAATGAAAATGATACTAACTGTGATAGTGACAATGATGGACATGGTGATGGTAACAATGATGGACATGGTGATGATGACAATCAACCTGAAACAAATATGAAAACAAAAATCGAAGATGAAGATTCCAAATGTTCGAAGAGAGAAACTAAAGAACATTTTGATATTCTCAAAAAATCACTACAAATCCCAAAAATTCTTCGTGACATCAAAAATAGAAAAAATTTTCCAGGTAAATCAAAAGCATCAAAAGCATCAAAAGCACCAAAAGCTGTAAACCTTTGAAGAATCAAAATGGAAAATTTTAAATCTTCACTGGTATAAAATAAACTATGTGTAAAATAGCAAAAAATATAAAAATTGATCTAAATTTACATTTGTAAATAGTGTATAATAACTTTTTTACCGTTTATCTATTTTCAATACTTATTTCGCGTTCAAACTTTCTTCGTAATATTCAAAGTATGTCAAAAATAATGATGCGAACACGCAAAAATGCGAAAGAAAATGAAGAATTGGATATGAAATATATTGTTAAATTATTATCATCTTCAAATAGTAACCATAAAATAGTAACGACTTTTAGAGAACAAATTGATAAAGATGAATATATTGTTTCTGCTTATATTGAGCCAAAAACGGTTTCTGAATCAGGAAAAAAAATCAAAGCAGGAAATAGAACTACACATTTTGACTGTTATATTGATACTAACAAGCGAAATGGTTTATGTGTAGAACACAAAGGATCGAAAGACAACAAACCGATAGATCCTACTTTGGTACCTTGGCATCTTGGTGTTCAATGGCATAATGGTTCACCAAAAGAACTCAAAGTAGTGGATAAATATTTGCGTTCATGGTACGAATACTGGATTGTTTCTGGACGTCTTTCTGAAAAATATCAAATTGTAGCACCAATCCCAGAATACGAAGTATGGAAAAGCAGAGACGCAATGGTTCAAGGTGATCCTAAGACCCCTTATGGTAAAGAATTAAAACAAAAAGCACGGGAAAGAAACGGTGAAAAAAGTTCACTTATTGAAGAACGAGATGAATTTATGAATCAAAATGAGTTTTCAAAAGAATTAACAGTTGAAGATTTAGAAGAATTAAAACAATATGTATTAGAAATAGCTAATAGTTGTCTTCAAAAAAAAGATATTTGGCTTCAAATTACGGGTAATATTCATAGTGAATCTGAAGACGATTATAATATACAATGGAGTGAGAAATGTCCTATTGTATCTGAAATTATAGATATAGAAATAAATACAAAAAAAAATGTTGATTTTGTATTTATTTGTATTGATGGTTTTCGTATTTCAGGAATTATGCGTTGGGGGAAAGGCCAAGGATTTTCAAATTTTCGTTTTGATCTAAAATGATTTTTATATATTATATATTTCATATTTATAATGTTTTAGAAAAATATACAAACAATATATATATATCGATTAAGATGCATATTTTTATGTTTGTTTTTACTGCTTTATTGTTCTTTCTTCTCACACCAGGAATTCTTCTTTCCCTTCCACCAGGTGGATCCAAAAAAGTGGTTGCGGCTGTTCACGCAGTTGTATTTGCTTTAGTTTGGACATTTACACATAAATTTGTTTGGGAATGGGGAAAATCCAATGGTTGGATTGAAGGAATGGGAATGGCGACAGGGTTTCCTAAAAATGATAAAAAATAATAAAAATAATAATCATTATTTCTATAAATATTATAATTAAATTATATATAGATAGCATTTGAATAATTATGTGTATTTTTAAATTTTTTTTTATTGTAATTTTATTTTTTTTGATAACACCAAGTATATTGATAAGAATACCTGCCAAAGGCTCTAAAAGAATGGTAGCATTTGTACATAGTCTAATATTTGCTTTTATTGTAGGTATAGTAATGTATTTTTGGCAACCTAAACCCATATGGAAACTAGTTCAAGAAGGTTTAACCACATCACCCCAAACAGAATCCAAAACTTCAAGTCCCGTTTCAATGCAATCTTCAAGTCCCGTTTCAATCAAATCTTCAAGTCCCGTTTCAATGAACAAAATATCATCTTTAAGTCAAGTTTCATCTCAATCATCAAATTTAATCGAACAAATACCATCTCTTACTCCAAGTTTATCACCATCGTCCAACGATTCTTTATTTCTTGCTTAGATGAAAAATATGTATAATGTTGAAAAATCTTCAAAAGTGTAAATAAATAACAATTATATATATATAATGTTTTTCAAATCAATATTCGTTGCTATTGTGTTTTTCATTCTTACACCAGGAATTTTATTATATTTACCATCTAAGGGATCCATCAAAGTAGTAGCACTAGTTCATGCTTTAATATTTTCTTTTATTGTATCCATTTCATATAATATGATCGATAGTTTAGATTCAAATAATATCAAAAAAGAAAAATTTGTTACTAAACGTAATTGGTGTTTGGCGCAAAATTATAAATGGGATAGTAATAGTGATAAATGTTATAATGGTAATTCAGAAGTAAAATATAACGAGTAATCCATAAAAAATACATACTGTTGAATATTTACACAAAATTTTTGTGGACTTGAACACTTACAGTGTTGTTCTAATTATTTACAATTATTATTTATACCGTTGTGTATAATGTTTTCGCTACTTGACAAATTACTGTCGGTGGTACTGAATTACCTATTTGGACAATTTGCTGTTTCAAATTGCCTGATAATTGAAAATCAATTGGAAAACCTTGGATTTGTTTTAATTCATCTGGTAAAAGACAACGTAAGAAATATCCATTACTATTATGTAGTGGAACAAACAATCTGGGTTGATGATCATATGTACAAATAATCGTTTTTGAAGGCAAACGAATATCTATAATTTCACAATGAATAGGAGAACCACGTTTTCCAAAGGTCAATAGTGTATTATATGTAGTCCCATTATATGCTTCACCACGTGTTTTTGCTTTTAATTTCAAATATGGGTGTGGTGGATATTCTGGATTTTCTGTTTCTGTGTTAGTCATATCTGTCAATATACACTCCAATGGAATGGTTGTCATATCAAAATCTTCAGGAAAAATTTGAATCGCACCACGCATATCAAATTTTACGATACCCTGTAAATTAGGAACACCATGGATTTCACGTGGAAATTGAAGACGATTCATTCCACCTTCTTCTTCTAAATCTTTTTTTCGCATTCCAATAAAAAGGACTCGTTCTCGTTTTTGTGGAACACCATATTTTTCCGTTTTGAACAATTGATATTTCAAGGAATACCCAATACGATGAAATTCTTCCTGTATAACATCAATAAATAGATGTTCTCCATCTGGTGTTTTACTAGATAAAATACCTTTTACATTTTCTCCGATGAAATATTTGGGTTGAATAAGCTCTACCGCACGTGAAAATTGGAAAAATAATTGATTTCTTGGATCTTTGGCGTCTTTTTTCCCTCCTTTTGAATGCCCTTGACAGGGAAATCCAGCAAAAATCATTTCGACTTTTCCTTGATATTCTAAAAATTCTGTGTCGGGAATTTTGGTAATATCACCATTTACTTTTTCTCCTAATGAAATACAGTTTTTGAAATTTAAATCGTGTGTTTGTCGAAAAACTGATTCTTTTTCACAATACGCAACCAAATCATATCCTGCTTGAATAAGACCCAAAGAATCGCCACCCATACCTGAAAACAAACTAATTGCTTTGGGTGTTGCTTTGGTATGGGGATTGTGATTAGCACCGTGATTGGCACAGTGATTGGCACCGTGATTGGTACTATTATTAAGATTTTTAACAACTTTAAGTTTCTTAGGTGACATCAATAGAGTGTGAAATAAATAATATAATAAAATATTTATTATATTCTTTTCAATTTTATTTATGTATATCGTTGAAGATAAATACAACCATATACAAAATATCAATAATTTGTATTATTTCCAATATATCAATACTAAACCACCATATCCATTTTGTCCCGGATATACAGCACCACGACTAGTAACATTTCCATTATTTGCCCCATTTCCACCACAACCATAATATGTACCTGGATTACCACTACCTAAAACAAGACTAGAATTTGATCCATCAGCAAAAGTATCTCCAGAAACTATGGTAGGCCAAGTAGAAGGACAACAACATAAACATGTGCATGAACATGAGTATGACGATATTATACTACCTGTTTCTAATGTAATATTTGGACCAGTGTTAAAAGTTCTATCACCTGTTTTTTTACCTGTACCACCAGAAGCAGATATAGCTACTGTAGTTCCTATTGATCCTGAGAAACAAGATGTTCCGGGTTGTGGTGCTGTAACTTGTGCTGAACAATTATTTGATATACCAGCACCACCAGTTGCGGATATTACAGCACACTCTGTACCATTTATATTACCAGTAAGAGTAGTAGTTCCACCAGTATTTCCTGCTGCTGAACTATTAAGAATACCTCCACTACCTATTACTACTGTATATGTACTATTTGTAAATGTAAACCCAGTAGCTTGTTGTGGTGTATAATATACTCCTCCACCAGAACCTCCATATCCATTACTATAATAACTACTACTTCCACCACCACCACCACCACCAATAACTAAAACACCAACCACAAATGTGCTTTGACCTGAAAATGTAACACTGTATGTAGTAGTACCTGTTTCTGGTGGATATATTAATAAATAATTATAACCATTTAAAGGTGTTGTAGAAACAACATAGTATAAACCACCTGTAACTGTTACAGTTACAGGATCACTTGAAAAATTTCTTAATTCACGAAAACCAAAACTGTTTATTGAAGAGATAATACCAAGTGGCATAGTATATATTTACTATTATAAAATTACATTACCAGAAAATAATAATGGGTGTAAAATGTTTATTTTTAGTGATGTAAGTCAAATACTATTGGATTTACAAAGTGTTTATACAGTTGAAGATTTGAATGAGAAAAGTTGTAAAAATTCATTATCATTTTTTACTGAAATATGAGCATATTTTCCTTTTAATAAAGTCAAAACAATATGTTGTAATTGATGTTGAGTGGCTTCTAAAACCCAAATTTCCCCCGATTTTATATTCAATAATTTAAAATTTCGTGGTTCTCGTTCCATTACATTCCATAACCAAGCATAAATAATTAATTGTAATTGATGATCTATTGTTATTTTAGTAGTACATTTGATTTCCCATACAGTAGTTGGGGTGATCAAATCTACAATCGCAGTAAATCGAAACCGAGTATTTTCCAATTCCGTTCCTACAAAAATAGGTATTAAAGCATTATCAATCAAAAGATGTTCATTTTCCATAGAAGGACGAACAATTAATTCTTCTGTAAATACATTATCTTCGTTCTCAATTTCTATACCAATTACTTTATCCAAAAGTGTATAACATTGAGTCATCATTTCTTCTGTAAGCCACCCGTATTCTTCACGTCTTATTTGTTTTAATTTAAAATATAATCTTTCTTGTATTGAAACATAGATATTTGCCATATACAAATAATCTTCAATTGTAGTACAAATTTTGGGTAATGTTTTGACAATATCTTTGAAATATTGATGTTCATTTTCACGCATATCATCTAGTGCTTCTTGAATCAAACTGTATAATACATTTGTTTTTGATTCATCACCATTTTCAATTGTAGAATCCATATCTGTAGATTCTGATTTTCGATGGGATAATTTATCATAGAACATTGCTGGTATCGCAATACCATTTAAATCACTAATATCTTCAAATCCAGAACGTGTTTGCACAATATTTGGAATAGGTATATCATTTGTAACAACAGGTTCTCCAATGATTTCTTGTAATAAAGTATTTATACAAGATGGTTGTTCATACTGTTGAACATTTGTAATGGGACTCCCTGAAAGGACGTCATTACAAATGTTCAACGGTTTATTTTCACAATGAAAAATCGTTTCAATTAATGGTACTATAATATCCATAACTCCATCAGAAATAAACTTGATAAGTTTTGTTGGTGACAAATATTGTTTTTTTATCATATTTGCGGTGGAACCATTCGTAGTATCACTGGGTGGTAAATAAAAATTGAGTTGTGGGATTCCTTTGAATATAATAAAATCGGATTGTACCATATCATGATGTGTCATTTTCAAAAATTCCAAAGGGCGGTCACCAAGAAATTGGTCAAATTCTAATAAATATAAACATTCCGAAGCACGTGTACAACCAACATACAATGTATTTGGACAAACTTGTGGATCCGCACCATGTGCCATATGTAGAAAATAATTATGATCAAAACCAACTACAAACACGAATTTGCGTTGTCGTCCTTTGACACAATGAAATGTTGAAAAAACAATCTTTCCATCAATTACTCTTTCGTCTAATTTATCTTGTTCCATGGTAGGAATATGACAAGGAATTCCATTTTCACATAATAAATTTTCCATTTTACGAATATGACTATTGACGCCTTTTACAGAACCCGCTAAAATGAAAATATCGCTTGGTTTATTGCCTTCGAATAATAATTGTTGAATCAAATAAATGACTGTTTTTTCTATATTGTATCGAGTATTACGAATATATACAACGGGTTGTCCATCTCTTGGTGCAATCATACGGTTCTCTCCCAACATAACTTTATTTACAAAAGATGCCATAGGTGTAGTAATACGATAGGATGTTTTCAAATTACAAGAAATCATATGAGTATGTTGAAAACAAGGATGTTGTACCCATATTTTGGGTGCCATAGTAAGAAATCTGGGATCAGCACCTTTGAATTGATATAAACATTGTTGGTGATCTCCGAGAACGACAATTGTTTTGGGATCTTTTTTTACAACAATTAAGTTCTCCAAAAATCGCCAGATAAATTGAAAATATAACAACGACATATCTTGGGCTTCATCGAGAACCAGAATATCCAAAGGTTGTGTTAAAGAATCTTTGAATTCTATATTATGTAGTAAAATATGACGTATTTCGGTGTCTGTATAAGCTGATTCTAAATAGAATTTTACTGCTAATGAATGAAATGTATGAATAGATAAATTTTTCAGACCCATTTTTGTTACTTTTTCTTTCATTTCGTGTCTCAGCATAGAATTATAAGTAATTTGAAGTATTTGTTTTTCGGGAAAAGCATCTGCAATTGATAATATTGTTGTAGATTTACCCGAACCAGCTACGGCATTTACCATAACATGATTTCCTTGAGATATATGATATATAATTTCTTTTTGTTCGTCACTTGGTTTTATTTTCATGTAATAAAGTTCTCGAAAAACACAATTAGAGAACCTTATCAAGAAATATTTATACCATTTTCAAAAACATTCATCTTGTTGGTTCATCGTTTCGTTTTACGGGTACGATTATTCAGAACAAAATTAGGATTATTATCTATTGCTCTCAATAGTCGTAATTGTTTTTTTGCACGAGTTTTTGTAGTACATTTTGAAAATATACGTTTTGTACGATTGTTGAAAACTTTATAACAATTTTTATTTGTAACTTTTCGAATAGAATATGGCATTTACATTATGAATATATTTTTTATCATTTTATGTGAAGTAATGTAAAATATTATTTTACATTACTTATTTTGAGTAGTTATTGTAATGTGTAAAATTATACCATCTTCAACGGTGAGGTTTAATATGCAGTAGCTGAAGTTACTGCTGCAAAAGTGGGTGTTGTTGTTGTAGAAGTATTAAATATGGTAATTTGTTGAATTAAATATGCATCTGGTGTTCTTATTAAGATACGACCACGTATTGTAACACTTGATCCATTTACAGTTGTGTTACTAGCAGTTATATAATTTGATGATGAATTAGTAACCAAAATAAATGTAAATGTATAACTAGTTAATGGTGTTATTGGTATATTTGTAAACGTAATATTACTAATAGCACGGTCATTACCAGTGACATAATATAACATTCCTATGTTGTAATTAACAGATATTGATGCGGCAAAAGTAATAGTATTTTTCATTATTTCAATATAGTTTGTTGTGCCAATTGCTTTTCCTGCAAATAAATTGCCACCAATATAAGTATTATCACCAATTCCAACACCTCCTACAACTGTTAAAGCACCAGTATTAGTTGACGTAGACGATTGATTATTTGAAATGCTTATATTACCAGTAAGACTTGTATTTTTTGTTACCCAAAGATTACCTGATACTAATAAATCACCTTGAATATAATTGTTTCCATTGATAATTGGTAAAGTACTTTGTGGTCCAGTAGGTCCTATCGGTCCAGTTGCTCCTGTTGTTCCAGTAGGACCTGTTCGTCCAGTTGCACCAGTTGTACCAGAAGGCCCTGAAGGCCCAGTAGGGCCTGTTCGTCCAGTTGCTCCAGTTGCACCTGTTGATCCATTCGCACCAGAAGGACCAGTAGGGCCTGTTCGTCCAGTTGCTCCTGTTGCACCAGTAGCACCTGTTGATCCATTCGCACCAGAAGGACCAGTAGGGCCTGTTCGTCCAGTTGCTCCTGTTGCACCAGTAGCACCTGTTGATCCATTCGCACCAGAAGGACCAGTAGGGCCTGTTCGTCCAGTTG